TGGGTTTAAACACAGATGGATAAGATCAGAAACTCTAGGTCAAGAAGATAATAAAAATTTATCAGCTAGACTAAGAGAAGGCTTCGAACTCGTAAGAGGAGATGCCTACGACGCTGAGTATCCAACTATACAGGAAGGCAAATATAAAGGTGTAATAGGAGTTGGTGGTTTACTACTAGCTAAGATCCCGGAAGAGATCGTGCAAGAGCGTATAGATTATTTTGCGCAAAAAACGCAAGATAGAGACGACGCAATAGCAAACGATTTATTAAAGGAACAACACCCTAGTATGCCAATCTCTAAACCAGATAGGCAATCTCGTGTAACCTTCGGTGGCAACCGAAAGACCTAATTTTCTAGCTCTTTTGTCCATCGAATAAAAAAATTAACCCTTTAAAAAAAGGATAAAACGATGGCTAACCAAGACGCGGCTTTCGGGTTTAGACCCGTCAAGCATCTTAGTGGTGGCGAAATCCGTAACAACACGTACAGAATTACAACCAACTATGACACTGCACTTTACCAAGGTCAAATGGTAACGCGCGTGACTGCGGGTACTATAGAAACTGTGGCAGCTAATGCTATTTTTCTAGGTATCTTTAATGGTTGTCAGTACACGGATCCCACTACAGGCAAACCAACATGGGCGAAATACTATCCAGCAGACGTAAATGCTTCGGATATTGAAGCCTATATTTTCGACGATCCCCAAATTGTATTTGAAGGACAACATGATGGAACAGGAACTGAAGCAATGAATTTCGGTGGGTTCGATTTAGCAGGAGTAAGTGGAAGCACTAAAACTGGTAGATCAACACAAGAAATTGGTACTTCAACTCTTGCGACAACAGGTCAATGGAAACAAATTGGGATATCTAAAGATCCATCCAACAGTGATACAAGTACAGCAAATGTTAACGCATATGTTGTTCCATCACAAGACTTGCATTTCTTCTTGCAAGCTGCAACACTAGCGTAAGGAGGCTTAAATGGCGATTTCTAGATCACAACTGGTCAAAGAACTTGAACCGGGCCTTAACGCTCTGTTTGGTTTGGAATATGACCGATACGACAATCAGCACACAGAAATTTTCGATACAGAAAATTCTGATCGTGCTTTCGAAGAAGAAGTAATGCTATCCGGTTTCGGTACAGCTTCAGTAAAACCAGAAGGAACATCAGTCGAATACGACGATGCGACTGAGGCTTTCACTGCTCGCTATACACACGAAACTATAGCACTTGCTTTTGCAATCACTGAGGAAGCTGTAGAGGATAACCTTTACGACAAAATCAGTTCTCGTTATACCAAAGCACTAGCTCGTTCTATGAGTAACGCTAAGCAAGTAAAAGCTGCTAATGTTCTTAATAGAGCATTTAACAGTTCTTACACAGGTGGTGACGGCTTAGAGCTTTGCTCTACAGCCCACGTTACTACTGGCGGAAACGTTAAGAATGAGTTAACAACTGCTGCGGACCTTAACGAGACTTCTCTTGAACAAGCATTAATTGATATTGCTGGAATTACCGATGATAGAGGCTTAAAAGTCGCTCTCAACGGTACAAAAATGATTATTCCAGTTAATCTTCAATTCACTGCTGAAAGACTGATGAAGTCTGGTCAAAGAGTTGGTACTGCGGATAACGATATCAATGCTCATAAGAGCATGGGAATGATCCCGCAAGGGTATGTAGTTAATAATTATTTAACTGATACTGATGCGTTCTTTATCAAAACCGATGCTCCTAATGGACTAAAACACTTCCAAAGAGCCGCTATTTCCACTAAAATGGAAGGCGATTTTGAAACTGGAAACGTTAAATACAAAGCCAGAGAAAGATACAGCTTCGGCTGGTCTGACTGGAGAGGTATTTTCGGTTCTCCGGGAGCATAATTACTCTTGACTTGTGGGGCTTCGGCCCCACATTTAACACCCTAGTAATTAATAGTTGTACAGACTGGCTAGGCAGACGGTATAGAGACTGTATGACGAAAGGTCTATACGACCAAGGAGAAAAATTATGGCTAATACAAGCTTTAGCGGTCCAGTAAGATCGAAAAAAGATTTTAAACTTTTTACTGAGACGGCATCCACAGGATTAGATAGCGATAGAACTTTAGGTACAACAGCTAAAGATGCTAGAAGATTCTATTTAGACGAATGGTTTTTACAAAGACCCGGTCTAAATGCAAATATCGACCAAGTATCAACAGTTGAAGTTCAACGTGCGTTGAATAGAAACTGGGAAGCTCTTGGAACTAACATGACTACTGCTTTGGCTACATTTGCTACAACTTCCGCAGGAATTTTAGCAACAACAGCAGGAGCAGACCAAGACCAAGCAATTTTAACACCTCACTTAGATACTGCCGCAACAGCGTGGGCAGGTTGTCTATGGGGAACAGAAAATGAAGTACATTGGGAAACATCAATTATGCTACCAGCAATTGATAACCAAAATGTTTGGGCTGGACTAAAATTAACAAATGTGCCGGAAGTTGCGACAGATGCTAATCAAGCATACTTCAATTTCTTGACTGACGCTGATAATTCTGGTCAATCATATACTGACTTTACAAAGTTACACTTTGTTTACAGTATTGCGGATACTGATTATATCAGTCAGTTACCAATTACTGTAGCAGCAAATACGCCATATCATTTAAAAATGGAAATAGATAGTGACAGAAAAATTGCTATATTCGTAAACGGTATACAATATAATGTTACAAGTACTTCTGGATCAACCGGTGGTACAGCAGTAACAACTGGTACTACTAAATCTACAGCATTAACTGATGATATTGATTTAATTCCTTATAACGGAATTGAAGCAAATGCAGGTGCTGCTGAAGCACTTAATACTCACTACATCTGCATGAGCAGAAACGTATACGAGTAAAATAAATAATTAGTGGGGCTTCGGCCCCACGTTTCTTGATTAAGGAGGGAAACAATGGCAGATACAGTAACAGGACCGACTATCCTACAACAAAACGACAATCGCGTCGTAATCAAAATAGTTAATCAATCAGATGGAACAGGAGCAACAACCGTTTTTGGTGATGTGTCAGCGATGGCCGCTAGACCAGATGGAACTGCTGTAGCACATTTAGCTTTACTTAGGGTTTGGTTTTCATGTCAAGGTGGCGATGGAGGAGACTCTTACGCTCGTTTAGATGAAGAAGATGATGATGGAGATATTCCTGTAATTGGTTTAACAGGCACAGGATATTGGGATTTTAGAGAGTTTGGTGGAATACCAGCAGACAAATCTAGTAACACAAATGAAAGTGATGTTAATTTAGTTGTACCGGGAGCCGCTGATAGCGGTAACATGTATACGATTATAGCTGAATTTCAAAAAATATATTAATAAATGATATCGAGGTCTTCCATGCCGCAACAAATATCAAAAGGTAAAAAGAAAGTTTTAAAAAAGCATTCTAAACACCATACTAAAAAACATATGTCTGTTATGAAAAAGGCTATGAAAAAAGGTAAAACTTTTAATCAAGCTCATAAAAAGGCAATGAGAAAAGTAGGTAAGTAATGGCAACGTCCGGAACTACTACTTTTAATTTAGATGTTGATCAAGTTATAGAGGAAGCATTTGAAAGATGCGGACTTAATTCTAGATCGGGTTATGATTTAAAAAGTGCAAGACGTTCTCTTAATATTATGTTGGCTGAATGGGCTAACAGAGGTATTAATTTATGGACCGTTGAACTACGTACAAAAACATTAACCGCAAGCACATCTAGTTATACTTTAGATTCTGACTTAATTGATATTTTAGAAGCTGTTTTATATACGACAGGTAATACAACAACAGATGTAGAAGTTGATCGTATTAGCCGTGCTGAATATTTAAATATTTCTAAAAAAACGACAGAAGGTACACCTGTACAATATTTTTTACAGCGTGGTTCTTCTACACCAACATTATATTTATATCCTACACCAGATGGTGCTCATACTTTTAAGTATTGGGGACTTACAAAAATACAAAATGCTGGTAATTATGAAAATGAATTAGAAGTGCCTACACGGTTTTTACCATGTTTAACTTCTGGCCTTGCTTATTATACTTCGGTAAAAAAAGCACCAGAGAGAACACCTTTATTAAAACAATTGTACGAAGAAGAATGGCAACGTGCTTCAGAAGAAGATAGACCACGTTCCAGTTTCTTTGCTACACCAGAGAGAGGATATATCTAATGGCACACGCAGCAGGTAAATATGCAAGAGCAATATCTGATCGTAGTGGATTAGAATTTCCTTACACTGAAATGGTCAAAGAATGGAATGGTTCTTTAGTTCATAAATCAGAATTTGAATCTAAACATCCACAATTAGAAAGACAAAAACATGCAGCGGATGCACAAAGTTTAAAAGATGCAAGACTTGCACGGAAAGAACCTATGACAGTTATTGTTGGGGGTTTAAGTTTTTTTGAACATGATAATTCTATGGTACCAGCAACTAATAATAAAAAACCAGTAATTGCAACAACTATTGGTACAGTAACAGTGAGTACATCATAATGGCCGTTACATACGCAGAATTAACAACACAAATTTTAGAATACACGGAAGTTAGTACCGCTGTTTTATCATCTACTATAACGAATGATTTTATTGAACATGTAGAAAATCGCATTTTTCGAGATGTTGATCTAGATGTATTTAAGTCACATCAAACAGCTAACTTAATAGCAGATAATGCTTTCTTATCTCTTCCGGGTGGAACAACACCTACACCAGAATCTCTTGGTACTATTAGAACAATGCAGATATATTCTCCAAGTTCAACAACAAGGGATTTTTTAGAACAACGCGATATTAGTTTTATGAACGAATATTGGCCGGATCGAACTTCTACAAGCACTCCTAGATATTGGGCATGGTGGGATCATAACACAATTTATGTTGCGCCAACTCCAGATTTAGCTTATAACGTGGAATTAGGAATTACACGATTACCAACAAGATTATCTAGTTCCAATACAACCTCTTGGTTGGGTAATAATGCTCCGTCATTATTATTATATGGATGTCTTGCAGAAGCCTTCAAATTCTTGAAGGGACCAGCGGAAATGCTGCAATTATATGAACAATCATATCAACGTGCTCTTCAAGCGTTAGTTATAGAACAACAAGGAAGACACCGAAGAGATGAATATATGCACGGGGCGTTAAGAACTCCTTTGCAATCACAAAACCCATAGGAGGACAAATATGGCTATAACTCAAGCTGTTTGCACAAGTTTTAAGGGAGAATTGCTCGTTGGTACGCATAATTTTACTGCTACTACAGGAGATACTTTTAAAATTGCGCTTTATTCAAGTTCAGCTTCACTAGATGCAACTACAACTGCTTATTCAAGTTCAAACGAAGTTTCAAATTCTGGAACTTATACCGCAACCGGTGGATCGCTTACAAGCGTAACCCCAACTACAAGTGGTACTACTGCACTTTGTGATTTTGCTGATATATCTTTTACATCAGCGACAATCACGGCAAGAGGAGCATTAATCTATAATAGCACAGATTCAAATAAAGCTGTCGCTGTATTAGATTTTGGTGGAGACAAAACATCTACAAGTGGAACATTTACTATTCAATTTCCAACAGCAGATGCCAGTAACGCAATATTACGATTAGCGTAGGAGACAATTTATGGCTCTAGTTTTAAATGACAGAGTAAAAGAAACATCAACAACGACTGGGACAGGCACGCTTAATTTAAGTGGCGCTGTTTCGGGATTCGAGACATTTGTTGCAGGTATTGCTGATGGTAACACAACATATTATGCTATTGTTAATCGTGATGAAGATGAATGGGAAGTAGGACTAGGTACCGTTACTGACGCATCTACGGATACATTAGCAAGAACTACTGTCATTACAAGTTCAAATAGCGATTCCGCTACTAACTTTAGTGCTGGCACAAAGGACGTATTTTGTACTTTACCGGCTAGTAAAGCAGTATTTGAAGATGCTAGTTCAGACGTTACACTACCAAATGATCTTATTTTAGGATCAGATTCAGCCGTATTAAAATTTGGTGCTGATTCTGACACAACTTTAACACACACAGACGGCACAGGTTTAACTTTAAATAGCACGAATAAATTACTATTTAGAGATACTGGGTTATATATTAATTCATCGACAGACGGTCAATTAGATTTAGTAGCTGACACAGAAATACAAATAGCAGCAACGACAATAGACATTAATGGTGCTGTTGCATTAGATGGTGCTATTACTGGCGCTACTAATATTACTTTATCGGGAGAATTAGATGCAGCAACATTAGACATATCTGGTAATGCAGATATTGATGGAACAGCAAATTTAGACAATACAGACATTGATGGAACACTTGCTGTTGATGGTACAACTATTTCATTAGACGCGACAACATCATTAAATATAGATAACTCTAATACATCCAATGGTATTACTATAGGAACTGCAACATCTGGCGTGCCTATTTCAATTGGACACACAACTTCTGAAGTAACAGTTAATGATAATCTTACAGTTACAGGAACATTAACTCTTGGTTCGGGAGCAGAGCTAACAGAAGCAGAATTAGAATTTCTTGATGGAATTACAGCAGGTACAGCAGCAGCAAGTAAAGCAATGGTTGCTGATGGTAACATAGACATTACTGGTGGTAGAAATATTACCATTAGTGGAGAATTAGACGCTGCAACTTTAGATATATCCGGTAACGCGGATATAGACGGAACAACAAATTTAGATGCAGTAGATATTGATGGCGCAGTTCAATTAGATGCAACATTTACAGTTGGGGCAGATGATCAAGGATATGATGTAAAATTGTTTGGAGATACAGCAAGTGCCTATATGTTATGGGATACATCTGCTGATGATTTAATTCTTGCGGGTGCCGCTAGACTAGTGGTTCCAGATGGTAACCTAGTTCTTGGAAGCACGGCTGTAACAACAACTCCTGCGGAATTAAATTTAATAGATGGTGGAACAGCGAGAGGAACAGATGCATTAGCAGATGGAGACGGAATTTTAATTAATGATGGCGGTACAATGAAAATGACAAATGTAACTGCTGTTAAAACATACATGGCAGGCAGTGCAGCGAGTCAAGGCTTCGCAATTGCAATGGCCGTCGCATTATGATATAGGAGGATGAATGGCACAAGATTTTAGAAGGGCGATTGCAAGAGCACAAGGTACTACTGCGGCAGGTGTTTTAACTGCGGGTAACTATGATGCTGTTATTGGTATTCGTTGTACAAACATTCTTACTACAACAATTAAGGTAGATATTTATGTAGTAAATAGTTCAGCTAATTACTACATTACTAAAGATACACCAATTCCTCCGGGCGGCTCAATTGAGTTAATCCAAGGAGGAGCGAAAATTGTTTTAGTAAGTGGTGATGTTTTGACACACGATTGTGATACCGCAAGTGGCTTGGACATTTGGGTAAGTTATATTGATACAATAAGCAGTTAAGGAGGATTTATGAGCGAAGTAGCAACAATTAATGGAATACAGTACATTGGCACAACAGCGCCTAATGAATCTATTCTACACCATGCGGCGAGTCTAGATTCAAGTCAAACAATTGAGTCTGCTGTTTTAGCAGGCCCAGTGACATTTACGTCAACAGTAACAATAACAGGAAACGTGGTAATAGTATAAATGGGAACAATACAAATAGACGGCTCAACGCCAAAACTGACAATAGGAAATGCAACCGCAGAGGATGCAACTATTTTGTATGATGGTAATGCTAA